AGAGGACCAACTTTTTTGAAAAAACAAGTAGAGTTACAAAAAACCAATCCTAGAATGGAAACCACACAAGGTTACCAAGCTACTTCGTTTGGTTCTATTCCTAATACGTGGATATACGATCCAAGTGGAAAAAATTTATTGAGCGCTGTATTAACTTCTGGCACAGGATATAGACCTGACAGAATCGGTATCAATGGTTTTCAATTTCAAAACTTTTACGCTGCTACTATTCAAAAGCAATTCACTACTGTAAACGGAAAAGATAGAAACAGATTGCTCGCTTTCTATAAGACTAAAATGTTTAACAGCAATAGAGAGGTAAGGTTTACTGATCCCAATTTATACAATACTTTGGGAATGTCTTTGAATAAAAGTATACTATTCGACTACATACAAGGGCCAGGTTCTACTTACGGAGTTGGAAAAACAATAATAAGAAGAGTAAACGACACTACTTTAGTTTCTAATATTCTAACTCTTACTTACGATCAAATAAAGGCTCAACAAACTAACGGAGCTAATAAACTATTTCAAGACGTTTTAGATTCAAAAATACAAGATTTTAGAACTAAAGTAGCAAGTCCATCGCAAAGATCTAAAGCTTGGAATTTTAATAGAGACAGTATACAGAATGGGATGTTCGCAGGAAATCCTGGAGATCCTAGAATTAGCAGAGATAATCGCACTTTTACATCTTATGTTCAAGGCACCGATGTAGGTATAGATAGATTGAATGCGCTATCTCCATTTATGGTTAACGAAGGAGATTCTCCATTTGAAAATCCATATGCTAAAGACATAATTAAATTTGCTTTTGAAGCAATATCTAACGATAATCCTACAAAAACAACAGCTTTAGTATTTAGAGCATTTTTATCTGGCATATCTGATAATCACGCTGCTGAATATAATTCATTTAGATATTTGGGTAGAGGAGAAAACTTTAGAACGTATCAAGGATTCGATCGCACTGTCAATTTTTCATTTAAAATATTCGCGCAATCAAGACCAGAATTAAGACCAATGTACGAAAAGCTTAACTATTTAGCCAGTCAAGTTTACCCTGATTATAGTCCGCAAACCTCAGCAATGAGAGCTCCTATCATTAAATTGACAATAGGCGATTATTTATATAGAACGCCTGGATTTTTAGAAAGCATTAATATTACAATAGAAGATGATACCTCTTGGGAAATAGCTTCTTTAGCCGGAGAAAAAGAAAGCAGAGCTGTAGGAGAATTGCCGCACTACTTAAATGTTACGGTTAGTTTCAAACCTATCATGGACATTTTACCAAGAAGAGCACAGGAGCTCAATGATATACCAGCTCTATTAGCAAATAGAAATATGATAGTAGACACTTTACAAAAGAAAGATAACGATGTCCGTAAAACAGAAGAGCAGAGAAAACGTCAAGCAGCAATAGACGAAACAAATAGATTACGACAAGAAAGTGATAGATTACAGCAACAAACTAGAGATCTTATAAATCAAGGCGCTGCAACTACAGAACTACTTTCCGGTCTAGAAGAATCTGGGTTCTTTAATAACAATAATAGAAGAATATGAGTTTTAGCAGATATCAAAATATAGATGTAACAAAGTACCAAGCAACAGGCAGTCAATACTATGTCAACAACGTTTATCCAGAAATTCCAGTTTCAGAAGACGATACATACGTGATAGTAGTGTTAGGTGATAGATTGGACTTAATGGCTTATGATTTTTATGGAGATACTAGCTTTTGGTGGGTTATAGCATCTGCAAACGCATTACCAGGAGATTCATTATACCCACCACCAGGAGCTCAATTAAGAATTCCTTCAGATATTCAGTCTGTAGTCAATCAATACAGAACAGCTAACTCATTAAGATAGTATGGCAACAAACGATAATAAAATATCTAACGTCATTGGTACACACATTCCAAATTGGCTTTTAGAACAGTTACAAACTAGAAGTAAAAAAGGAACTCAAACCAATAGAGACAACGCAAACTTGCAGTATCTTGGCAATAAAACTGGTTGGGTTAGATTAGTGTCTTCTATCAATATAAACGCTCAAACAGATACAAAATACTTTCAAGATTTAACTGGCATAACTTTATCGAAACCAGAAGATTTAGCCAAAAACTTTGTGCTTTACGGAGGAGTTTCTAAGTATAATAAGAAAACAATATTCAGTCCCGATGGAAGATTATTATCTAACTTTAAAGACATAAATACTGACACTAACTATACGCTAAGAAAAGGTTTTAAAGAAACCTACTCTTTATTGGGAGATCAAGAAGTGCAAGATTTTGGTTATAGACCGATGCCAGGATTAAGCAGGGTTGTAATAGAAACACAAGGTAGATTAGGATCAGTTAGATCAGCTACTATAGAATTCAAAGTTTGGGATGTAAAACAGTTAGACGTAATAGACGCTTTATATTTCAAATTAGGTTACACAATGTTTTTGGAGTGGGGAAACACATTCTACTACGAATCAAACTCTGATCAATTAAAAGCTTCTGAATTTTTTACTTTAAATCCTTTCGAAGACAGACTAACTAAAGAACAAATTACTTTAAACTTAGGAAAAAACAGAAGACAATCTCAAGGTAACTATGATGGTATGCTGGGTATGGTTAGTAACTTTTCTTTTTCTTACAATCAAGAAGGAGGATACGATTGCGTTTTAAAACTCGTAGGTCTTGGATCTTTAGCAGATACTATAAAAATTAATCAACCAGCAACTTTACCTGGAGTTTTACAACAGCAAATAGAAGAGTTAAATAACATATACGCTCAAATACAAAAGCAAGCTCAACAAGCAGAGATTGACGCTAAAGCGAAAGCAGACGCGAAAGAAAAACAATCGCAAGAAGCCAAAAGAGCAGAGGAAATAGATAAACTATTTAAAAGTTATTCTGATTTCTTATTAGGAGATAACAAAGTTATAGAGAATCTTCCTTCTGTGCCTTCTACAGTTACTACTGATTTTTTTAAGAATTATGCAATCGCTCCTAGTAATTTGAATACTAGCAATAATGTAACAAAAGATTATAGTAGTCGATTAGATTATGATTATTACTACTCCTCAGGAAATAAATTATATATCAAAAAATTTGGAGTTATTTTAAACGGTAGAGAAAATTTAAATACAGTAGTAAAAACTATTCAATTAGATATATCAAGTGTTAAAAAAGCTTTAATAAATAAAAATGCGCAACAAGCCGCTAGTTTAGCAATCGTAGTAGAGGCAGATAAAAAATATTCTATACAAACTCAGTATTTTGCAGATTCTAATTATATAACACAAAATGGATACTCAGGATTAACTCCTTATAATTTTACTATAGATGTAGAATTTCCTACTACAAACGATAAAACAGGAAATATTATTGTTTACGATGTTTCAAAAGAAAAAATGTTGCAAGACATAGTCTCTTTTTTTACAGGAGAAAAAACAGTTTACGGAAGTTTGGTTAAAACAGGAACCTCTATTCCTGGAAGTACTGCTACTGTATTATCAGATTCTTTAAAACAGAGAAATGGTCAATTTGCGCCAGGTTTTCTTAGTGCTGACCGATTTAGTTCTGCAGACGTCGTGTTATCTACTGGAGGATTTTATGTATTACAAATAAAATATAACTATAAAATACCTATAGAATTCTATAAAAATGAAAGACAGCGTCAAGCTGACGGAAATTATGTAGAAGTAAAAAATAAAGTAGAAACGGCATTACCCATACCTGTAACTGTAAGACTAACAGATAGCGATTTAATTTACGCTATAGAATTGGCTAACTCTGATCAATCTACAAGAGAGTATCAAAAATATAGAGATAGTTTAACTAATCAAAATCAAGGAGCTTCTGCAGCAGAGAATACAAATCCGACTTCTAATACAAGTACAGAGCAAACTAAACCAGCAGTACAGTATCAATCCTCTTTAGAAGCCACTTTAAGAACAATACAAATTTATTCTTTAGTAAAAGCCATAGATGCAAGTTCTAAAAAGATAGATCTAGATAGAAAAGTAAGATCTGTTTCATTACTTTCTGACTCTAAGTTTATGAACACCGTATTTAAAGATGGAGACGGACTATTTTCTCCTTATATAGACGCAATAATAAATAAAACTCTTAGCGATTCTAACATAGATCAAAGGAACGTAAAATATGGATACAATGCGGCTGTGCTTTCTAATAAAGGTCAAAATCCAAATCCAGTAAATTACGAAGAGTTATTAAAAGCTTATGTACTTCCTTACGATATAAACCAAGATATCAACGATGGTACTAGATTGGCTCATCCAGTATACATTCCTTTAGGCTTCTTACTATTCATATTAAACCATACGTGTACTTTATACGATAGAAAGAAGGAGCAGAATAACGCAATGACTCCTTTACTTTATATAGATTATAACCCAGAATCTAATTTTTGTTTAAGTCACCCATGCCAAATGACTACGAATGGTTTAACTTTTATGATTCCTTTCCAAGGCACTTTTTCAGACTATAAGCAACTATTTTACGAAGAGGTTTTAGAAGGCGATAAAATAAAAGGTACAGAAGAAAATAAAAAACAAACTACACCTTTATTTAATCCAGAAAAAGACGATAGTATTTCTGGGGATATTCCTGCTTTTAAAGGCTTACAAAAAATAGATACTTACAGAGGAAAAATAATGAATGTTTTGGTGAACATAGATTACGTATTCGATATAGTCAAACAGTTCTTTTCTCAAGACGAAACTAATAGTGTATTCTTAAAAGCCTTCGTTGAGCAGATCTTAACCGATATGAATAAAACATTGGGTAATTTTAATATATTCAGAATAGCTTACGATGATACTGCTAACTGTTTACAAATAGTAGACGATCAATTAGTGCCTAGTTTAGATAACGAAGAGATGCTTCCTAAAAATTCAGATTTTGATATTCCAGTTTTTGGTAAAGGATCTATAGCTAGAAGTCTAGATCTAAGAACTGAATTATCTACAAAAGTAGGTAGTATGTTAGCAATTAGTGCAAATGCCGACATAAATAAAAAATCGGCTAGTTCTGTAGATGGTACGCCTTTTGGGTTTATTAATGCAAACTACGAAGACAGATATATTTCAAATAGAGCAGAGCAAGTAGACATAACTAGAGACAAGGATAAGTTGAAAATAAAAGGCACAAACATAGATTCAGTAATCTCTTCTGCTTTAAGGTTTAATAAAAATGTACAAGACTTCTATAGCACATACAACCCGTCTACTGAAAATGTGAGTCATGCTATGAACTACTTTATAGAAAAATTAAATAAGAATAAATTAGACACTCCAACTAGAGCCGCGGCTATGATTCCTGTGTCGGTTAATTTTACTTTAGACGGAGTATCAGGTTTCAATATGATGCAAGGCTTTACTATAACGGATAAATTTTTGCCTTACACGTACGGTATTAGAAAAACTTACGAGAACGAAGCGGCTTCTAGTAGAAAAGTTGGATTCATGGTTACTGGAAATGTTCATACAATAGAGAACAACGAATGGACAACAGCTATCAAAGCCAATATGACCTATTTAAAAGCAAGAGGCGAATTTGAAACTAGAACTCTAAATACAAGTTTAAGAAGAGGAGCTCAAGCATCGTTTAACCCTGAAGGATCCTCATCCAATAATAATACTAATTTTGTAGCTACAAATCAAGAGGCTTTAGATATTGTAGAAACTTACTTAGGTAGAGGAAAAATAACTCAAGCAGATTTTAACGCGTTAATAAGCGCAATATACGCAGAAGCAGGAACAAATCAAGAAGAGAGAGCTTGGGTAGCAGCGGTAATTTTAAACAGAACAAGAACAGGATTCAGCGGAGCTACTACTATTTTAGATACACTTAAAAAACCACGCCAATTCCAAGCCGTTACCGGAACATCAGCAAATGGAAATAAACCTAGTGCTAATTATGTAAATGGCCCAAGTCCTTCAGTAGCTGCAAATATATATGGAGCGATAAAAAACTACTTGTCTCAAGTACCAAAGAACTATTTATATTTTACTGCAAACGATTTAGCCGCTTATGGAGATGGTACTAATTCTAGCTTTAGAGATACGCTTTTAAGTAAAGGTGGCATAATTAAAGGTGGAGATAAAGGAACTATATTCTCAACAACAGCATAATTTATGTTAAAGTATTATCCATCATTTAGAGTCAAAACAAATTTAAACACGACAGGAAATCGTCTTTTATTAAACGGTGTGCCTTACTCAGGTCAGTATTATCAAACTTACGATAACAAATTTTTTAGTGGACCAAATCCTATAATTGGACCAAGCGAAGAGTTAAAAACATTTGAAGAATTCGGTAATTCAGACTACTTAAACTCTTCCAATTTACCATCTTCTATAAAGAATCAGTTCTTAAAGCAAACGAACGTTACAAAAACGCAAGCTCTAGAGCCAGTATCTTATTATCCAAAACCTACAGAAGACGATTACACTAGAGGTTATTTTATTAGATACTTTATTAAGAAGATCAACAGTAAAGGTTTCGTTACAGAAATCTCTCCTCAAGAGTACAATGATTTCGTGAATGGAATAGTTAGATACGACGTGTCTTTTTATTTGGTGACTCAGATCTTTTGGAAACTTACAGGAGATTTAAACACAAAAAGATATTCTCAGTACGATATTAGATTAGGTATTATAGACGTAAACAAAAAGAATACAGAAGATGCTGGCAAAAACTTCTTAGGTCTTATAGAATTCATCGGTGGTGAATACGCGAAGTTTTCTAGACCCACTGAATAATTTAGTTGAATAGGTATCAATAAATTGTTTATGTTTGTAGAAATTAAAGGTTATGTATTTCATTGTAGAAAATATAGATCAGTTTAAAAAGCTGAATGTTAAAGACGAGTGCTTCGTACAGCTCGTTACTGGCAATGATAGATTTCACCCTAAACTAACGTACGCAAGTTTACTTTACTATAATGATGGTGAAAAAGGGTATATATTCCCATTCAAACATTCAGAAGCATTTAGTTTAGATTTCGAAACTGTTCACTCGTTTCTTAAGTCTCACAAGAAAGTATACTTACTAGATAAGAAGTTTCACTCTTACTTCTTAGATTTACCTAACGCCATAGACCTACACTTCGTTAACCTAGATCAGACAAACGAATTTAACCAGTTCGATTGCGATACTAATTTACACCACGACTTTTACTCTCGTTATGGGCACCTTCCCATTATTAATGAGATCCTTCCCATAGCAAAGCATTACGAGAGATGTCAGTGCTTATACGATTACGTTAAAGGCTACTTCGATCTAGAGACAGATATACAAACGCAAGAGGACTTCATAAACGCGTACAAGTCTGTCGAGGAGAATCCAATAAAGGTAGATGTAAACTGTTTGCTGGATAAGTACCAGATTCACGATCAGAGCTACTCTATTAAAGCGGACAAGATGTACTCTTGCTACAATCTATACAATTTAACAGGAAGACCAACAAATTCTTTTAATGGCATTAACTTCTTGGCGATTCCAAAAGAGAACGACTTTAGAAGCTGTTTCTTACCTAGTAACGATTTTTTAGTTGAATTTGACTTCGATGCTTATCACTTAAGACTAATAGCTAGACTGATTAATTTTGAATGTCCAAAAGAGTCTTTCCACGAATATCTTGGCAAAAGCTATTTCAATAAAGAAGAACTTACAGAAGAGGACTATAAAGAGTCTAAAACAATTACATTCAAACAGCTTTACGGCGGAGTTGATAAAAAGTACAAACATATAGACTTCTTTGCCCAAATGGGTTCTTATATAGATGATATGTGGAAGCAATACAATAAGCAGCGAGCATATAAGCTTCCCACAGGCAGAATAATTAAGATGGACGACTCAATGACCAAGTACAAGCTATTTAATTACGTGGTGCAAAATATGGAGACCAGGGAAAATATTTATAAGATAAACCAGATACAGAATTATCTTAAAGTCTCTGGAGCAAAGACTAAGTTAATTTTGATTACATACGATTCTTTTCTATTTGACTTTAATAAAAAGGATGGAAAAAAGACACTAGAGGAGATCAAAACTATATTGGAATTCGGACAAATGAAAGTAAAACACAAACATGGAACCAGCTATGCATTCTAAACTAATTACAAATATTTATTAAACAAGGTTATGACAGAAACAAACACATTAGAATTAACACCAGAATCGCTTATGAACAAGCTGTTTTGCACATTCGCTAAAAAAGAGTTATTAGACGAAAGGTTGCAAGAAATAAATAAAGAATACAAGATACTTTACAATAAGATATTCGTATTGGCATCCCCAGAGTCTGACGAGTACATGTGCACATATAATATAGAGATAGAAGGCCCTAACACCAAGATCCTACCAAATACTATTTTATTGCACCGAAAAAAAGAATCCAACACCCTATACACAATTAATGCCCTTAACACGCTAATTAAATCTCTAAACAACGGAGTATTGGATAATAAGTTCGTGGTAAATTGGGCTGATTATAGGAACTCTATCCTATTAACGCAAGGAGAAGACCTAAGAAAGTTGAACACTTCTATCCACAAGATAGTTGCAGTATAACTCACTGAGGAATAAATTTTTTTCTTTCGAATATTTTTAGTATATTAGCTTATATAATAAACAACAGTTATGGACATTTCACAATTAAAATCTAGGCTCGCTTCCCTACAGAATCCAAGAGGCGGACAGAAAAAGGACTACAGTTTAACAATCTGGAAACCTACTGTCGGTAAACACATCGTTCGTATTGTACCTTCTATGTACAACAAATCGAACCCATTCAAGGAATTATTTTTCCACTACGGTATCAACAACAAGACAATGATTTCTCCGACTTCTTTCGGCGAAAAAGATCCTATTGTTGAATTCGCACAAGGTTTAAGAAAATCAAGTGAAAGAGACAATTGGC